CGCTTTAATTACTGGTTCATCTTCAATCTTACCGCTTTCAAAATCGTACTTCATACGCCCTCTTTTTCTTTCAGTTTGTCAAAATACCACTGCGCCTTTTTTAAATCCTCAGTGCCATTTTTTTGTTTGTATCGCCACTGGTATTTTAAGATGTTTCCACGCAAAAAGCCGATAAACTCTTCTTTTGTTAGCATCGATTCGATTGCATCAATGCACTCAATTGAACCGCTAGTATAGTGGCGTGGTGAATTTACTGGGTCGCTTGTTTTAATCGGTGCGCCTGCATTAACCCGTTCTTTCTGCTTGTTTATGTGCTTGATGACGTTATCCAAGCGCACTGGTGAGCATTCAACGGGTGGCGGCGATTCTTCATAGCTTGCCAGCGTGTACAAATACGCATTGTCGATTTTATCCACAGACTTATGCACAACCCCTTCTTTAATTAGCTTTTGGATTTTAAAATCCACTTGGTGTTGTTTTAGATCAGTCATTTCTGTGATCTCGCGCATTGTCATGCCTTGTCGGTTTCCTTTTTGGAGGATTTGTTTAATCATTTTTTAATCTCATTAAGCTGATAAGGATGACAAGTTAAATTCCATTTACCATTAAGGTACATGTCTTTATAAACAAATTCTTGTCGTATTGCGGCTGATTCGCAACTTTGTTTATCTGCAAATATACCCATACTTTGTGTCGCCCCGCCCATTGCAAATAAAGTGCTAATTAGAATATAAGCTGTTGTTGCTATCATTTTGTTTCTCCACTTATTAACTGATAAACCCCAATAACATCCTTTGCATTAATAAAGGCAGAACCTATTGAAATAATCCCATCTTTAAAATCAACACTTTCCCCGTAATATATAGAATTAACCGTGCTTTCATCATCTTCTTCTACAAAACTAACAAGGTATTTATTCATTTTGTTTCTCCGATGTAGCGGTATTCTCTATAATCAAGCCATGCGGGGTTGCCCATTATTTTCTCCCAATTATTATCGAGGTTGACTTCAAACTCAACCCAAGGGTCAACTCTACGTTGCGCAACTTCAGCATATTTCATAATCATTTCTGCGTGTGGGTGTGGTGTGATGACTGGTTCTGGTCTATCCCAACTACATATAGTTGTACGTTCAACTTTTCTTATTTCACTGTTAAACCAAACGACATCTAAGTCAACTCTAGTTATTTTAGAAGACGTATCATTCCAATCTGGCTCAAATTGATTACCTGTTTGCTTTTCGTTCCATTCGTGAAACTCCTCATATAAATCTCTACTAGTTGATTGGTTACTAGCAATACCAATCAATTCCGCAAGTTGTTCGTTTGTTAATAATGCCATGTTACTCTCTCCAGTATTGTTTAAAATAATCACTACAACCAATTACAAACTTTGTTAAATTGGCATGACAATAGTTAACTTGGTCTTCCGTTGATTTCTTATAAACATCGTAAATAAAAATAAAAGTAAATGGTGCAATAAAAAACCTTAGTGTTGCAGCAGCCGCTATACAAAGCATAAGAACCCAAGATATTAAAAAATTATTTAATGCTTTCATTTGCCCGTACTCCCGAAGCCGCCCTCACCGCGTTCAGTCACCGTGCTGAACTCCTCCACTTCTACAAACTCTGCTCGCACAATAGGAATAAACTTCATTTGAGCAATGCGATCTTGTGGGTTAATCTTGTACACACCACTACCAGTATTTTTTACAGACACTTTAAGCTCTCCCGTATAGTCGCTATCAATCAGACCAACTGAATTACCAAGTTTAATACCATGATTGTGCCCAAGACCACTGCGAGGTAATATGACCGCAGCTACATTATCGTCATTGATGTTGATTGCAATACCTGTAGGAATTAATGCCGTTTCGCCAAGATCAAGTTTGATTGACTTGGTAATGTTTGCGCGTAAATCCACAGCCGCTGCACCTGCTGTTTCATAAGCTGGTAGGATTACTTTTTTGTCCAGCTTCTTAATTTCAATTTTCATTTTGTTTCCTTTAAATCAACGTTTTGAAATAAACTATTGTTGTGTTTGTGCGGATTTGTGTATTCAGCCCCGCTGTATTTACTTGCTGTTAAAAAATCGGTTTCAATCGGCTTATCAAGCACGATACTTTCCAAATCACCCACAATTGTTATAAGCTCGTCGTGCAGATAATCTGGCATAAACTTTTCAATCATAAAGGCATAAGCCTCTAATGATGAAAGCAGTTTTAAAATGCGGAGGGCTAGTTCTTTATTCATCTCTCAATCCTATTAAATATTCGTTTGCTTTCACATATAATCTATGGTTTTCAGGTACATAAACTGTTGTGACCCACGCATCTAAAACATCACTAAGCAATTCAGCCAGTTCTTGGATAACAAACTCTTGTTCATTGAGCTTAGTGACTGCATCGATGTAAATAGATTCTTTATTCACAGGTTTTTGCTCATCTTGGTTTAGTTCAGATTGTATGTCCCAGTACAAATCATAATGAGTTTCTTCTACTTCGTGCAGTGTATCTCGCACTCTTTTTAACAACTCTCTTTCTTTACTCATTTCAATACTCCACATTGCGTTTGTAAAGATTCATATTTATCTTGAAAGTAGATTCCTCTAAAAAACAAAAGACAGTTTGCTATAATTAATATAAAAATTACCGCTGTACTTCTCATAACTCCACCTCCCCAGAATTCAACATATCACATGCGCGTTGGGCGTGACGTTCTTGTTCAAAACCAACTGTCACAGCTTTAAAGCATCCGATATCCGACGCCACCCATTTTTTATCTTCTGTATCAAAGCTAATTTCATAAACGTGTCTTACCTCATCCCCACACAACTCATCACGCAATGCAAGTAAGCGATTAAACCTGCGCATCTCAACTGCTGCGCGTTCGGCTTGTTGCTGTGTTGGACGTTCTGTGCCAAACTCTTTAGCGAGAGGCGATTGTAAAGCCTCAACAACATCACCCTCACCTTTAACCCACCAATCCCCACCAACAGGCGACCATTTTTTAGGATTAGGTTTAGTAGCACATCCCTTAGGTTGAAGTAGTAGTTCTAATGCTCTAACTCTATCCTGCAAATCTTTAATTGTTTTTTCGTAATCGTTCATTTTATTACCTTCTAATTAATATCAAGTGAGTCTGTGTGATCTTCGATATATTTCTGCGCTATCTCATACAATTGACTTTCGTTTATCGATTCACCAACTCTCCAAGAATCGAGGACTAGTATTAAAATTTTAATCGCTTCGTTACGCTGACTAATTATTTTGGCATAGGGGTTCATAACTCACACTCCACATAGTTTATAAATTTGATCTACGGAATAGCATTTTATGTATTTTTAACATAGTGTCATATCCCATCGGGTTGGTATAATTGTGTGTTGTCTTAAAAATTGTCTAATAATTTTGTTTTTGCGCGGCTGACGGTCAATATTGACCGGCTTAACAATAATAATTTCGCTATCATAATCATCTCGTCTTGTTCTGCCGATCATGTCACCACATTGCTTAATAAAATCACTTTTTTCATAAAAATAAACATGGCTACGATAAACCATACGACTTACGCGAGGCATACCTTGCATCCTTACATTAACAGTTTGTGGTGAAAGGTTATGTTCTATCGCAAAGTCCATGATGGTTTGTTCACTGTCTGACGGTCTAAGCACAACAATGTTTTCAATCTTTAAGTTGCGGTTATCACCATCTTTAAAAATAACAGTATCTTTGTAAGTTGGATAATAGCCATAAACCGCATAAACCGCGCAACGCCATGCAGTAAAATACTTTTTTCGTGTTTGGTTTTGCAGTGGAACTGTGCCATGAACGTTTGCCCAACACAGCTTTACAACACCCATTTTTCCAAAATTTCTATGGAATACGCCAGTTTCTGAATCATAACGTATATACTCTTTGAGCATTTGCAATTCTGCTTTTGTTATTTCTTTGAATGTTTTTTTCATCTTTGATGCCTGATAACATTAAAAATCGGTTTTTGTAATTTGCATCTATCGCATTCCCTATAGCCAAGTGACTGATAAACGCGCCAATGGTCGTGCTTGCAATTTGTTGCGCTTGGCATTGGTGTTAATTTTTTAATTGGCTTAACTAGTGAAGAATCCATATCGCCCCCAGCACTAACACTAATAAAAAAAACACTAATGCCGCAATATAATCAATTGCCATCGTTTGCATACTCCACCATAAAACACACAATCAAAACAAAAATCCCAGTCCAAAATATTAACTCAGCCATTTTTTTCTAACTCCTTTAAAATAAATTTTATGTCGTTGCTTTCTTTAACGCTGCGCAACTTTTGATTTTTTAACCGTCTGCGTTCTTCTTTTAGTTCACGCAGGCGGTTTTCTAAATGATCTTTTAACGCAATTTGTTTCATAGCTCTACCTCCCCGCTGTTTAGCATATTGCAAGCGCGTTGGGCAGATTCGTTTGTTGTGAAATAAATGGTGTTATTGTTTTGACAAAAAGAAGTATTTATATCCCATGTTTTACTTTCTTCGTTATGACATAAAAAATATTTAGCTTCACGATTGTTCCAATCCACCTTATCATCCCCGCACAACTCATCCCTAAACGCAAGTAAACGATTAAATTTCCGCATTTCAACTGCTGCGAGTTCTGCTTGCTCTTTTGTGGGGCGTTCAAAAACTTTATAATCATTTCTCGAAGGATAGTTATGAACGGAATCGTCACATCCAATAAACCACTCCCCACCAATAGGTTGCCACTTCACAGGCTTTCTGCGGTATTTATAGTTATTTGCCCATAGTGGATGTGCATCTAAACTAGACCATGAACTTTCATCTATACGACAAGCTTCCCACAACTTCCAAGGTTCACTAGTTTTAGCTGCATCTTCAGCATATTGCAGCATTTGCCATGCGTGTTCGTGCCCAATCATTTTTTTTACATCATTACTCATCTCGCCACCATATCGCCCTTAACATTGCGTTCCATTTCATACACGCTGTAAATTTTGCCATCATGAATAATGAATTCACCAATGGTTGTTTTAATCACTTCTTGGTAATGGCGATGCGTAAAAGCATGAACGCCACCTCCAATCAAAATACCTACCGCCAACGCAGCAAGTAGCAAAGCAATGTCGTATTTCATTCGACCACTCCCGTTTTACTATCGTTGCAAATTGCGCCAATAATGCGCGTTGGGCGTTTAAATAACTGATATGCGCCTACCGCTAATTGATACTCTTCTTTAGCGTTGTTGCAGGCCTGCATGGTGTCGTAGGGTATTGCAACGCTAGTGTATGCAATTACTTCATGCGTGGTTGTTTTGCCGCGTTTGTCGATGTTTGTGTCAACGGTTAGGAATGACAATGTCAACGCCAGTGTAGCTGATGCGCTCATGATTCACCTCTTGCTTCAATCATTGCGTCAGCAAACCGGTACGCCTTTTTAGCCGTTTCAACGCTACTTCTTGCCCAATAATCATCGGTAATCAATCCCTGCATAGCCTTAGCCGCAAAATAATCACGTAGAGTCATGCCGTCAGTGCCTTGAGTAGTTTCAGACCCCATCGGTAATGGAAATGCTGATCCACTAGTTTTAATATTACTCATCTTGCCACCTGCTTTAATATTTTACGCAAACGTACCACTTCTTCCTGTGCTTTGAATGCGTAATTAGCCATAACTAAAAAGCATAAGAAAAAAATAGCGTAAGCAAATCCGGTATCGTCTAGCATGACGATGAATTCATAAATTGTTTTTATCATAAATCACCTTTTTAAATTTTATAAAAAATGCCACTTGTCTTAGCGGCTAGGTAGGAGTTGTTTTTTAAATTAACTTTGCGTAGTTTAAATTCGATTTAAAGTCAGCAATTGAGATTTTGTGCCTTCCCAATTCCGCGTCTGCATAAATTCTATGGGACAAATGATCAACGTGTTTGTAAACAATTTCGTTTAGCTCTTCTGAACCTGCGATTTTTTCTTCGCCATCTTCGCCAAAAAAATCAATCTCATCAACCATGCACTCACGATCATCTTCAATGTCGTGGTGAAAAGTAGCAGGGATGTATTTACCTGATAGTGTTGCTTTGGCTTTAACGCCAATATCAACTAAATCGTTGGTAATGATTGAAAAGTAAATGGTAACTTGCATTTTTATTCTCCTAAAATATCAGTAACAATGCCATTTACTTTGATTTTCATTCCATTTTCGTCAAGTGTTTCGGTTTCTACATAATCACCAATTTCAACGCTTGTATAAATTGGCGCTACTGTGTCGTTGTTAATTACTATTGTTGTCATTGCCATGATTAAATCTCCTAAGTTATTTTATTTTTTGTTTGCGTTCTTTAGAACGTGTGCATATAGTAAAGAAAAACTTTACTATATGCAAGCAATTATTTGTTAGAACGGAATATCATCATCACGAGCTGGTAAATATTCACCATTTAAACCCGCCGGAGACCGTATAGCCGCTGCGTGTAACTCAGAATAAGCCGCTTGCGGAGATTGGTACACTGGTTGCGGCTGCGCTTGCGGTTGCGCTGCTGTGTCGCGTTTGCCGACTAAATCAATAATATTTGCATTTACCTCTAACGTGGTTTTTTTAACTCCGTCCGTTCCTACAAATTCGCTTTGCGTCATTTCGCCCGATATGAACACTTGTTGCCCTTTTTTTAGGTAATCTTTTAAGCTACCTTCTGCACGTTTCCCCCACAACGCAACACGAAACCAAATCGTTTGCTGTTTGTCACCAAAGCCAATGTTGTTGGCTACTGCCACATTTAAAACAGTTTGTCCGCTTGCTGTATTTCTTACTTCTGCATCACGTCCAACTGTACCTGTAAAACTAATTACGTTGCTCATAATCTAAACTCCTAATAAAAAAATTGCTAAATCAACGCGCTTTTCTAGCTCGTATCGTTCCTCTTGTGTCACAAGCCATTTATAGCGAATGACGTTTTTATAATATCCTCCCTCTATCAAATACGGTAATTCTTCATCTTTTGCATTAGCAATAAAATAAAATCGTCTGTCGTCTTGATCTAATGACGCTGACCTGATTGCGTCTAACTCTTCTTGATATGGGCAAAATACAATTAATTCCGCATAATCTACACCCGTTAAAATAGCGTTGCTTACAAGTTGCCAATAATATTCTGGGAAGTCATCTTTCAATGAATCATTTTTAAATGATTTTTCAAGTTCACAAAAGTTTTTTAATTGTGGGCATTTAATATCGCCCACGCAATCATTCCCGATTAAATCCGGCGCACCCGTCCAACGCGGCATGGTTGAATGTGTTATACGCTCGGTTGATGCTAATTCATATTCTAAGCCGATGTGATGATCGTTTACGTAAGATTCAACAAACGTTCCCCATAATGCAGGGCGTGACGACTGGTCGGTGCTTAGTGATCTACCTAATCGCATTTCATAACGTGTTTCTTCAATGTACGTTAACGCTGGCTTACCAAGTGAATCAGCCGCTTTGCCGTTGGTCATCAATTTATAAATGTTGCTACTGCTAAACGTTCCTGCTCTCATTATTTACCCTCCAAAAATAAAATCAATTTTTTATAGCTCGTTTTTTCACGGTTGTTCACAATCCGATGCGCATAATTTAATTCTTTTTCACTTAGCCGCTCAGTTTTTGCTGTCAGTTGTTCGATTGCGTAATTCCAATCTTGAGAAATAAAGCGTACTTCATCTTTGATTTCGTCAACGCTTAAAACATCACGTCTATTTAAGTTTGCGCCAAATAAATCACCGAAATGATCGCAAGCATCTTTAATGGCTACCGTTTTAGCTAACGGAAACGCCATTGATAGCGCACCATTGTTAATGCTTGATAAGTCTGCAACGCTACTGCCTTTTTTTGTTTGAAGCTGCGCAGCACCAATTCCATCGTGAAAATTCCATTCGTTGGTCACTGGGTGCAGGTAATGAACGCGAACCGTTACCCACACACCGTTGAACGCTGTGCCCTGCCCTGTGATTTCAATTTTCCATTGTGGGAAAATCGCCTTCATTAAGGTTTCAACTTTATCGATTGGCAAATAACGATATCCTGCAATGTACGGATGTTTTTTCACCCATTCTTCGATTGGCTGCTGATTCATAAGGTCATCAAATTTTTTGACGTTTGGGTTGACGACTACCCCGTTTTTTATATCGTCTATGGTTGCTAACTGCATTTTACTCTCCTAGTGGTGTTGATTTGTGCTAAAGTATAAAGCAAATCTTTACAGTAATCAATATTTACTTTATTATTATCACAACGCAATACAGAGGAAATTATGGAAATAGAAAAAATTATTGAGTTTTTTGGTACGCAATATCGTCTTGCAAAGGCGTTAAACATTAAGCCGCAAAACATTACACAATGGATTGCGGCTAATCAAATACCGCTAAAGCAGGCAATTAACATCGAAAAAGCGAGTAACGGAAAAATTACCCGCGAACAAATCAGACCGGACATATATGAAAGATAGAGATTACCAAATAAACGCCATTCAAGGCGTAAGAAACATTATCGCAGGTGGTAGCAAGCGTGTTCTTGTTCAAGCGTCAACAGGTGCAGGGAAAACGCATATAGCCGCGCGTATTATCGAATCAGCGGTAAACAAAGGGAAGCACGTTTTATTTGTGGCGCATAGAAAAGAGATTATTGGGCAAACTAGCGCAAAACTGGATTCAATGGAGATTGATCACGGTGTCATCATGGCAGATCATCCGCGTTATCAGCCACATGATTTAGTGCAAGTGGCAAGCGTTCAAACTTTACGCCAACGCCACAAGCCTAAAGCGGACGTGGTTTTCTTTGATGAGGCACATTTGAGCGTGTCGAAGTCGTTTCTTGATTTAGTCGCGCATTATAAAGATTCGGTCATTATTGGATTAACAGCCACGCCAATCAGAACAGACGGGCGCGGACTAGGCGAGATTTATCAGGACATGACGCAGGTTATCCCGATGCGTGAGTTAATCGAGCAGGGATTTTTAGTTCAGCCTCGTGTATTTGCGCCTTTTGTACCGAATTTAGGGGCGTTTAAAGTGGTTCGCGGTGATTATGATGCAACGCAGGTTGCTGCGGAGATGGACAAATCAAGCATCACGGGCGACATTGTCAAACACTGGAAACAACACGCACAAGGACGATCAACTATTTGTTTTGCGTCTAGCGTGGCGCATAGTGAGCATATCGTTGAAGAATTTAACGCAAGCGGGGTTTTAGCAAAGCATTTAGACGCTAAAACACCCGCTTATTTACGCGATAGAATTATTGAGGATTTTAAAGCAGGTAAATTTAGCGTTTTATCTAATATGGGAATTATGATTGAGGGTTTTGACCACCCCGCGACATCATGCGTTATTTTAGCACGTCCTACGCAATCGGTGACAATCTACTTGCAGGCAGTTGGTCGAGGTATGCGAACTGCTACAGGGAAAAACGATGTAGTCATTTTAGATCATGCGGGTTTAACCCATTCACACGGGTTTGTAACGGACGAGCGCGAGTGGTCGCTCGATGGCAAAAAGAAAAAGTCACGCAAAGGTGAAAACGATAAAGCGCCTGCGGTTCATGTGTGCGTGAGTTGTTTTTGTGCATATAGCAAAGCCGAACATCCCGATGCGTGTCCTGAGTGCGGCAAAGTGACCGAAAAACGCAGCGTTATTGAAGTTGATACCGATGCGCAATTGGTCGAGATCACGCCACTCGATAAAATCAAGGCACAAAAGCGCGTGGAGCTGGTGCAAGCGCGAACGCTTGAGGAGCTTATTGATCTTGGATACTCTCGTGGGTATCAATACCCAGTACAGTGGGCAAAACGAATTATTGAACAGCGTAACGCTTGGCAGAATAAAAAACGTGGGGTGGTGATGTTATGAGTAAAAGTCACATCATAGATGTATCTGAATCTGATAATTCAATACGCCTTAATGAAAAAACATTACAGGGGAATGGTTGTTCGTTTGTTTTTACAATTTTAGATGATACAAACACAACAAACGCAATTTTTATTTCAGTAGAAAAAGCCGAAGAATTAGCCGGATTATTATTACAGGCAGTTTTTGATCTTACTGAAAAAAAGGTTGTAAAAAATAAAAATGAAATAACGCAAGAGGAATGGAGAGTAATAGACGAGCAAAGGTGGACAGAAATAAGAACTAAAATTTTAGATTTTAGTGATTATATTCATTTGCATTCTTTTATTAAAACACTATCTGTAATTGAAATTCTCGATGGAAGTTCGCTTTTTTTAGTATCTAACGCATTTGGAATTGTAGATAAAAACATTTTAATTGCCTCTTGCATGGCGATTATGTATGCCGATTCAATAGACTTTGATGATGACGGTAATATAGTTGAAATTGGTGAAAGATTGTGGTCGATTCATATCAATTTTAAAAATACTAAACAAAAAGAATTTGAGTACATGCAATGAACGAACAACAAATACAACAACACATCCGCCTTGCGTTATCCGCGCCCAATATCCGGCTATTTCGCAACAACACAGGCAGCGCAGTCATTAACGGGCAGCTAGTTACTTTCGGACTGTGCAAAGGCAGCGCTGACCTTATCGGATTTAAAACAGTCACCATCACGCCCGACATGATCGGGCAAGATGTAGCAGTTTTTGTCAGTATTGAAGTCAAAACACCCAAAGGCAAAATATCTGAATCACAACAGGCATGGTGTGATATGGTAGCCGCCCGTGGTGGCATAGCCGGAATTTGTCGCAGCGTTACCGATGCAATGGAGTTACTAAAATGACCGTATCACGCCTTAAAAAACTTGCTTATTCGCAGAAATTTCACGGTAAACCAACGATTGACGGGTTAAAAGTCTGCTATCTGTATCTAGGTAGCAAGTCATGGGACGCAAAGCACGATATATCCGATGACAGTGTTATTTTACCCGCTGGCGACAATCCTGCTGAGTATGATTTTTCAATCATGCGTAATCACATTATTTTTGCGCATTGCCTCGGCGATACTGATTTAACGTACAGAAAGCGCGTGGCTTTGTACGCTTTACGCGGTGGAGCGTATCAAATACGCTTCAAAATCAAACAAG